TTATGAGTGGGAACAGACCCTTCCAACCAGACATATTTTCGCTACCGCAGGCAACCACGATTGGGTTGTGCGGATGCCGCGCCACGTCAACACACGGCTGTTCATTGATGAGGCGTGGGAGCACGATGGAAAACGGTTCTATTTCACCCCCTGGGTCGCTCATTGTGGAGACTGGAATTTCCAACTAGACCGTGCCGGCCGCAAGGTGCGGTTTGCTGACATTCCTGCGGGCCTCGATGTGCTCGTCGCACATAGCCCCGCGCATGGTGTGATGGATAAAGCCTACAATGGGGATGTGTGTGGATGTCCTGAACTGCGCCAAATGGTGCAGATTCAAAAGCCGAAGGTGATGGTCCACGGACACATCCACGAAGGCCAGCGTTGGGGCAAGCACATGGCACTTGGTAAAACAAGTGTCTACAACGTATCCATGTGGGGTGACTGGTCACCTACCACATTCGTAATTTAACCAGTAAATAACTCTTGACATTGTGTCTACAGTTTGCTAGACTTGTATACATGATTAGCGTGCATGATGAATCGGACGCCACCGTCTACGCTACAACAAACTCTGCGTCTTTGAAGGTTTCTACACTATGAGCAACTCCACCTACTTCCCGCCCGTGAATGCAAAGATTCTCGCGGCACTCAAGACCGGCTACGATTTCACGGCTGACCAGCTCAAGGCCCGCTTCGGTATCGTCCGCGTCTCCGAGCGTATTTCGGAACTCCGCAAGGCGGGCTTCCCGATTTACCTCAACACCAAGGTGACGCGCAACGGCGACACCATCAAGGTGTACCGTCTCGGCACCGCCAAGCGGAGCGCCGTGGTCACGGCTGCGGTCCTCGATGAGGCCATCAAGAATGGCTCTCAGTGGGTGAACGTGTACGACATCCAGAACGCTGTCAATCAGCGTCTCTCGATGTTCGGTAGCGGCACAACCCGCTAATCCTTTACGGGACGGGGCACCACGCCCCGCTAAATAATGTGGAGCACAGGCTAGGGACCGCGTGGTCCCTAGTTCGTTTATGATGAGATGTTCCCTCTAACTCCCAATGAGGCTTGCCATGTGTAGATAACCTCCCTCAATAATTTAATTGTATTCTTAATAGGTTTGCTTTTCAATGAGGCGCGGCGCGCCGTTGATACTGAAAAGCGCAAAACACGCAAGTGGACGGCCACCTGCCAGTCGGATTGGGAAAGTCACAAGAGCGGAAGGTTGGTACGCACCAACTTTCCGCTTTTTGTGTTTTTGCTTGACACTCCTGATGTTCCCTGCTATACTTGCAATATGAACAATCTCTACATGGACGACGTGCGCATCTGTCCGTATGTCGGCTATACGACGGTCCGCACGGTTGAAGAAGCGATGGTGCTCCTGGCAACGGGAGAGGTGAACCACTGCTCATTGGACCATGATATGGGATCGTGCGCAGACTGCCATGCCAAGGGCTTGGATGTCGGCGACATGAAGACGGCATCCACGACATTCATGCACTGGTGTCCGCATAACTTGGACGGAACGAAACTTGCGCGGTGGATCGTGGAAACGGGCAATTGGCCGCGACACAAACCAGAAGTGCATAGTGCAAACCCCGTGGGACGAGAACGAATGCGCGGGATTTTTGACCGGTATTGGCCAGAACGAACCCTCTTTTGGCCCCATCTACCAGAACGAAAGGTTGTGCTTCTGTGAGTATCACACTCAAGATTGCAAAGGCCACCCAGGGGATGCACTCAGAAAGTCTGTGTACCCATTGCCGATGGGCACAAATTGTTCGGGGTGTGCGTATGAATGACGAGCTACAATTGTGTCATTATGCCGGTACTCGTATCGCTATGACTTCGCCCGTCACATTCTGTTCAGACTACGATGATAAGCGCACTCCACCATTACATGAGATGGAAAAGATCGCGTGGCGTATCGTTTCTGACCGCAAAACCGCCGCCGGTTTTCTATCGCCGAAGGAATGGAAGGCCGCAGGAAACGATGACTAATCGTTTCAATTGCGGAGCTAAATAAAGTCTGAGCGCGTCCGACGACCGTGGTACTTGTCTCTCTGCACACCTCGGACATTGCCGCGATTGTTTGCGTCCCCGCAGGGTGCCCCATCATGGGGCACCCAATTTTCGGACGCTATGTATTGGTAGACTAACGTTTCATGGAGTGAGATATTATGCCGAAGATCGAAATCGCGGTTTCTGAGTTGCAGAAAAGAAAGCTATTTATTGGAACCCCGATGTATGGGGGCGCGTGCTATGGGACGTATTCCAAGGCGTGCCTCGACCTCGTGTCATTGTGCATGAAGTATGGCGTCCAATGCCAGTTCTTTTATTTGTTCAATGAATCCCTCATTACCCGCGCTCGCAACTATCTGGTTGATGAGTTCCTTCGGTCGGACGCCACTCACCTCCTGTTCATTGACTCGGACATCGACTTCAATCCGATGGACGTGCTCGCCCTTCTCGCCTTCGACAAGCCAATCATCGGTGGTCCCTATCCCAAGAAAACCATTGCCTGGGAGAAGGTCTTTGACGCCTGCAAGCTCGGCTTCGCCGAAACCAATCCAATGGAGTTGGAGAAATTCTGCGGCGACTACGTGTTCAACGCGGTGCCTGGCACGACAGAAATCCGTATGGATGTGCCTGTCCCTGTGTTGGAAATCGGCACGGGCTTCATGATGATCCAACGGGAGGTGTTCGCGAAGTTCAAGGAAGCCTACCCAGAACTCTCGTACAAGCCCGATCACAATCGCACGGTGCACTTCGATGGATCGCGCGAAATCCACGCCTACTTTGATACGGTCATTGACCCCAAGACCAAACGCTACCTCTCGGAAGATTACATGTTCTGTCAGTGGTGCCGCAACATTGGCATCGAACTGTTTCTCTGCCCGTGGATGAAGCTCAAGCACACGGGTACGTATATCTTCGGAGGGACGATGGAAGATTTGGCCCGACTGTCTCACGCGCAAGCGGCGTCAAACCATACGACACCGGTCGCCCGCTCGCATGAAGAAATCGTGACGAGAGACGGCCCACCGCAACCAGAGTTGGTGGGGCCAAAATCATAAGAGGATAATGAGCTATGAGCTATGAAGAAGATGCGACAGTGAAGAACCAACATGCAGGAAAGCCACTCAACCGCACTGCACCAGGCGTGTATGAGCAGGCGAGGGATGGTTTCTGGCAGCCGCTTCCTCTGCCCGTTGGACGAGTGGAATTTGGGCCCAGCAGTGCACCAGGAACGGTGCTCCCGCTGGATAAGGTGAAGCTGGAAACCTTGCGCGTGAACGATGACCTCACCAAAGGTGGGGTCAAATTCGATCATGGGAAAGCCCGACTGTCCTTGATGGACCCCAAGTGGCTGCTCGAATTGATGCAAGCGCAGACGAATGAGCCAGGATTGCGCACGGATCTGATCCCTGTTTCTATGGTTGTGGCCGTCGGGCGCATTCTTACCATTGGCGCCAAGAAATATGCAGAGCGCAATTGGGAAGCAGGTATGACATGGAGCCGTGCGTATGATGCGTGCGGACGACATTTACTACAGTGGGCCGACGACACGAATGATAAAGATACGCGACTGAACCACATCTGGCACGCCGCGTGCAACCTAGCATTCTTGATTGAATGGGAACAAAGTCATCCCGAATTTGATGACCGTCCTTACGGCCCCGACAAAGGACCAGAGAATGCACAAACCAAGCTCTAGTATTATCAATGCCTCTGCCTCACCATGGCATGTGGCAGAACGCACAGGGTTGACCGTATGCCACCATTGTGGACATCCGTATGAACTCGGGTGGAATGTAAGCACGCAACACTACCAGGGATGTCCTTGGTTAGAAGCGTATCTCAAGGAAAGTCAAGCGGTCGCCGTCGGAGACGGACCAACCATTCTGAATGAATAGTTGACAACCGCAGTGAAATTTGTTATTCTCGTTTGAAGGAGTTATTATGTCTACAGCAGTTGCCTCATTTACGGTCGCAGATTCGGCCATTCAGATCCTCAAGAACTTTGCCGGTATCCAGAACTCAGTTCTGTTACAGCCAGGCAAGGAACAGGCGACCGTGGCGGAAGGAAAGTCGTTGTTCGCGCTCGCTACGTTGTCTGCCCCTTGGCCGCAGGAGACGGGGATTTACGACCTGAATACCTTCTTGGGTACGCTGTCGTTGTTCAACAAGCCCGCGATTACCTTTGAGAAGAACGTCATGTCCATCAGCAGCGGTGGGTCCAAGGTGAAGTATCGCATGTCGGACCCGACCACCATCCTGACGCCCCCGCCCAATGAGCCAGGAAACAAGCTCCGCAACGACAACCTCGGTGTGGAGTTTACCCTGTCTGCATCCGCCTTGGGGCAGTTGAACAGGTCCGTGTCCGTGCTGGGCTTGCTGTCGCCAACGGGTGAAGTCGCAGTGACGGTCGCGGATGGTGTCGTCACGCTTCGTGGTCTGGACGAGAAAAATCCGTCCTCACATATGTATGAATATGTGGTGCCAGACAAGGACACGGTTGTGGTGCAACCGAATTTCGCCAAGACCATTTCGTTCAAGACGAAATTCATTGCGATGCTGCTCGCGGGCGACTACAAGATTTCTCTGTCGGACCGTAAGTATGGATTCTTCCAGAACACCACGGAACCCGTGGGCTACTATATCGTAGGATCGGGACCCACCAAGTAACACGCACCTGTAGTGTACGGCTGCACGGGCGGCCTTATAAACCGCATCGCACTAGATTAGTGTTCAGACTCGGTTCAATTCCGAGCAGGTGTACCAAATGGAGAAACTATGATTGCGCGTGAACAGTTCGTATGGGTGGAGAAATACCGCCCGCAAACCTTGAAAGAGTGTATTCTTCCGCAGTCCGTGGAAGCAAGCCTTCAGGGGATTTTGTCGCAGCAGGATACCCCGAATCTGCTCTTGGCTGGCAAAGCAGGAACGGGAAAGACCACCGTCGCTCGGGCCATTGTGCGCGAGCTTGACGCGGAAGCCATGGTCATCAATGCCAGCGACGAGAATGGCATCGATGTTATCCGCACGAAGATTAAGGACTTTGCGTCGTCGCTGAGCCTATCGGATCAGCGGAAGTATGTCATCCTTGACGAAGCGGATTACCTGCATCCTACGTCCACCCAGCCCGCCCTACGAGCATTCATCGAGGAGTTCTCGCATACGTGTGGATTCATCCTCACGGCCAACTTCCCGACTCGCATCATTCCGCCTCTGCATTCGCGGTGCAGCCTCGTAGATTTCAAAATACCAAAGCTGGAACGGTCGGCGGTTGCCTCTCGTTATGCCAAACGCGCGATGGAGATTTTGACGACGGAGCATGTCACGCATGAACCGAAGATTGTGGCGAACGTGATCGCCATGTATTTTCCCGATTTCCGTCGCGTGCTCAACGAACTCCAACGATACTCAAGCACGGGTACGCTCTCTGAGGGTGTCCTTTCTCAAATTACCGACAAGGACGTGGACGAGTTATTTGCCGCACTCAAGGCCCAAGAATTTTCTGGTGTGCGCAAGTGGGTGGCGTTGCATGATGATATGGACGATACCACATTCTATCGGATGTTGGCAGACCAGACTCCCAAGCGGGTGAAGGATAGTTCGCTTCCTGCGTTGATTGTTCAAATGGCGGACTACGGATACAGAGCCGGTCTCTGTGCAGATAAACAATTGAATGCGTTGGCATGTCTCATCGAGATCATGCACGAGGCGGAGTGGCGGTAATGGCATATTCAGGTGATGTGCAAAACCCCAAGGTGAGTGTGGCGCCGATTGAGCCCGCGGCCGTATGCTTTGAACTTGATGGGTCATCCTTTGTGTTGAGTGTGGCAGAAGCCGAAGATTTCATAGGCAACCTACAAGATGCGCTGGCGGACGCGGCGCGAGAGAACGATGCGCATAACATCGCGGACCGCGAACTGGAAGTCGCTCGCAAGTGGTGGCGTCTTGGCAAGTAGACTGTTCGCGGTCATTGGGGCTATTTCTACCAGAGATGCGTCCGTGCTGGACGACGTGGATTTTGAGAAGGAATATATTCCTTTTCTCGTCAACAGAAATTTTTCGTATCATGAAGATAGTGTTCTCGCTGCCAATTGCATGAACGAACGTCCGTTTCTGGACAAGCGACTCCAAGCGGCATTTTTACTAAATACGCTTAGAAGTCGCAAACGGTTTGCGAAATGGCAGAAAAGCGAGTGCGATGAAGATGTGGTACGGATTGGAGAATATTATGGGTGCGCCTATAAGCAAGCCAAGTCCCTCCTGCCGCTTCATACACCAGAACAATTGACAGTGATTCGGGCACGCCTCGAAAAAGGTGGTCGCCGGTAGCTGTCTGAAGGACAGCCCATGGTACCCGAAAATATTTCGACGCCGCCTCCGCATGTGACGGCTGTCATTCGTGAGTGTATAGAAGTCACACTTCCTTCACCTGATGATTTTTTGAAGGTGAAAGAAACGCTCACACGTATCGGGGTCGCTTCGCGGAAAGAAAAGAAGCTGTTCCAATCATGTCACATTCTGCACAAGCAGGGACGGTACTACATTGTTCATTTCAAAGAACTTTTTCTGCTCGACGGGAAAATGGGGCAGACGCAGTTTGATGACGCGGACAAGGGACGACGGAATACTATCGCCAATATGATTGCAGATTGGGGTTTGGTGATCCTCGTAGATGCTACTCGATCAGCGTGCCCGACAACGCCTCCTGGTCAGATTACAGTGCTCCCCTTTCGTGAAAAGGGCGACTGGGTCTTGGTGGCGAAATACGAAATCGGTAAAAAACGTATCTAGGTGCTTATGGATAATAATGTGAAAGTGATCAGCGCAGTACGACAAGACGTGGTGGAAGCTCTCGTGCAATCCGCCTTCAAGGGCATGGAAGTGTTTGGCAACCTTGACGAAACGACGGGTGGTGAAGTGCTTAGTGCCATCATGACCATGGCGCTTCGCATGGTCGTCTATACGAAATCTCAGGGCGAGCCGCAGGCTCGCGCACACAATATCTATCAGGTGCGCCAAGCTCTGGCGCGTATCCTGACGGAATGCGCGGATGAAACGAAGTTGATGTAATGTCCGATCCACAAAATACCATCCAAATTTACAGAAAGACCAAAGAGGGTTCTCCGTGGGAACCTGAACTGCCTTCTCAAGCCACGACCCAAGCGCGAGGCTTCGATGTGCGGGCATATCTTCCTGATGGCCCGCTTCGCATCTTTCCGTTGCAGACAGTGATGATTCCGACAGGGCTGTATATCGCCCTTCCACTAGGGACCGCGATGATGGTCTGTTCGCGCAGTGGTTTAGCCAAGAAGGGGATCATTGTCACGAACGCACCAGGGATCATCGATAGTGACTATCGTGGAGAATGTAATACCTTACTCACCTATCTCGCACCAACATCTCCCTCCCGCTTGGGTGGACCCGATGAACGAGACTATTTTGAAGTCAAACATGGCGACCGCATTTGTCAGTGGGTTTTTCTTCCTGCTGTGGAGTCGCTATGGGGTCCGCTGAACCAGGGATTTGCTCGCGTCGTTGCGCAGCCGGTGTTTGGTGAAGTGGCACTATTCGAGCAGCTTCCCGTTCCAGAATCGACGCGGACGGGTGGCTTTGGCTCAACGGGGGTTGCATGATTACACTAGGATCAAAAGGATTGTTTTTGCTGAAGTCCTTCGAGGGTTGTAAATTGACCCCGTATTTGGACATCGCAGGGATTCCTACGGTTGGCTATGGGAGCACGCATTATGCCGATGGACAGCCCGTGATGATCATGGATGCGCCAATTTCGCTGCGGTGCGCTGAGAAACTGCTTTCGCATGAATGTGCGAAGACGGCGTATGCCATCGCACGCCTCGTGCATGGTGGGGTGGCACTGACCCCGAATCAAGCGGATGCGTTGATCTGTTTCACGTACAATGTGGGGGTGACCGCATTCGCGAGTTCGTCCCTTCTCAAGAACATCAATGGCGGCGTGCCTGTTGCTGAGACATACTTCACACGATGGGACAAGGTGCATGACCCAAAGACGGGAGAATTGCACGAATCGGCGGGATTGTTGAGACGGCGGAAAGCAGAATACGCTTTGTATTCTTCAACGGAGTAAATTATGGGACGTGAATCGAGAGCGAACGGAAGTGCTGCGAAGGCGAAGCGGCTACATTACAAGAAACCGGTGGTTGCAGACGGCAAAACCAAAACGACTATCGTTTGGAGTCATGCGCAACTGCGGGAAAAACTCTTTGCGAAGGTGCAATAATGGGATACCTGATTGACGCGGATATTGTCGGACGCCCTTCTACGGATTTGGGCATCCAGAACGTGCATTTGATCACGGGTGAGGATTACCTGGGGCATATCTTTTTTGACCCCGAAGATAAGCAGTACATTGTCGAGCGTCCCATTGTACCAAATGTGGGATTTGACCAAGCCACAGAACGTTGGCAGATTGCTCCACTCCCGCTGCGTCCCTATCTCAAGAAGGTCGAGCGCGTGGTCTTGGACGACAAGCATGTGATGTGGATTTTGCCGGTGTCGGAGTCGATGGAAAAAATGTGGCATCAGGCGACCAGTGAAATTCTGATCCCCTCAGGCGGCCCATTGAACTTGACGCCTCGTTCGTAATCTGTTACTGTGGATGATGACGCCCACCGCCATCCTCCACAGGACACGCTATGAAGCACACCTCTAAAGCTGTTAGCTTTCGCAAGACGCTGAAGGCATCAGACCAATACACGTATGTCACGACCATTGGCAATCGCGTCTATGGTCGGCAACGAAAGTCTGATGGCTCACCCGTGTTCGTGGAAAGTGAATACGCACCATTCTACTACGTCCCGCTGGGTGAACAACACAAAGACCAGGCGACCCATTGGGGCTTCGATGGCACCCCGCTCATGCCCCACATGTGCGATACGGTCTATGATGGAAAAGAGTTCCTTGAAAAACGGAAGGGACAAGTCTACGGTGATATCCAACCCGAATACATGATGCTGTCGGATACCTACGGGAACAAAGACGTGCCCTGGTCGATGGAGAAGCTCTACGTATGGGACATCGATATCGAAGTGGCGTCTGAGGGAGGGTTCGCCACTCCACAAAAGCCATGGCAGGAAATCATCTCGATCACGATCCTCTGGCGTCACATGGAGCAGACCGGCATCGTCGTGTATGGACTAAAGGACTTCGTGGCACCCGCGAACGTGACCTATGTCAAGTGTAACAATGAGGCAGAATTGCTCGTGCGGTTTCTTGATGACTGGAAAGCGGATGGGGATTATCCCGACATTGTGACGGGCTGGAACGTGCAGTTCTTCGATATGCCGTATTTGATTGCTCGTATGAAAAGCATCTTCACGGCGGAACTGGTGTCGTTGATTAGTCCCTTTGAACGATTTGCGGAACGTCAGGTCACCTTGATGGGTCGTCCACAGACCGTCATTGACATTCGGGGCGTCACGATTTTGGACTACCTGGAGATGTATAAGAAGCTCACCTACACGCAACAGGCGAGCTACCGGTTGGACAACATTGCGCACATTGAACTGGGTAAGCGCAAGGTGTCCTACAAGGAACACCGCTCACTCGCGAAATTGTATGAGCATGATTACCAGAAGTTCATCGAGTATAACATCAACGACGTGGTGCTCGTAGACGAACTGGACCAGAAGAAGAAGTTGCTGGCGCTCGTCTGCGCGATTGCCTATACAGCCAAATCGAATTTCGTAGACTGCTTCAAGCAGGTGCGTCTGTGGGATATCATGATCTACCACAAGCTCCGAGCGGATGGTCGTCAAATTCCTCCGCGCAAGGAAGGTGAGACCAAGAAAGACCAATACGAAGGTGCGTATGTGAAGGAGCCGCTGGTCGGACTGCACAAATGGATCTGTTCATTTGACGTGGCGTCGATGTATCCACACATCATCCGACAGTGGAACCTCAGCCCAGAGACCTTGTATGCGGACCGGCCTGAAGTGTATTCTGTGGAACGTTTGCTTCAGCAGGAAGCGGATACCGAATGGCTCAAGGAACAAGACGTGTGCATGACCGCCAATGGGGTGCTCACGCACAGAGATGTCGAGGGCTTCTTACCGAACATGCTCAAGACGCTGTATGACGAGCGTATCCGATATAAGCATCTCATGACCGCGGCAAAGAAGAAACTCATTGCGCTCAAGACGACGCCTGACGTGGACGATTACGCAGCACAGGTCAAGGCCCTAGAGGCCGAAATTGCGTCGTGTGACAACAACCAGCAAGTGCGGAAGGTCAATCTGAACTCCGCGTATGGCGCGATGGGGTCGGAATACTTCCGCTTCTTCGACGTGCGGATGGCGGAAGCCGTCACCGTGACGGGGCAGTTGATCATTCAGTGGGTCGCGAAGGACATCAACACGTATCTCAATCGCGTGCTCAAGCCCGCAAAGCATACGGACTATATCGTGTATTCCGATACCGATAGCGTCTATGTGAATATGGCGCCTATCGCGGAGCTATCGGGACGACAGACGACCGCGGAGATCGTTGAGGCCCTGCACCAATTCTGTGAAGCGAAGGTCCTGCCCGTTATCAATAAGACGTTCGTGGACATCGCGGATTACTTTCATGTGACGACGCCCTGTCTGTCTATGGTGCGCGACGTGATTGCTGACAAGGGCGTCTGGACAGCCAAGAAGCGGTATATCCTCAACGTCTATGATACGGAAGGGGCGCGCACCATCAAGCCGAAGCTCAAGATGATGGGGATTGAAGCCATCAAGTCCAGCACACCCGCGCTTTGTCAAAACATGCTCAAGACGGCGCTGGGGTATCTACTGAATGGTACACAATCCGACCTCTGGGCGTATGTCACGAAATGCGAAACGGAATTTGTGGGAGCGCCCTTTGAGGATATCGCCTTTCCACGTTCCGTGAACGGACTGAAGAAGTATGCGCAGCAGTTTAGAAGTGTACCGATAGCCGTTGCCGGTGCCAAGGCATTCAATGCTAACTTGGATCGCACAGAGTTGACCAAGCAGTATGAACGGATCATGGACGGTGAAAAGATCAAGTATGCCTATCTGCGACAAGAGAATCCATTTTTTACGCATGTGATGTCCGCGCCCGACGGGTGCCCACCAGAATGGAACATCGAGCAATACATTGACTACAATACACAATTCGCAAAGTCCTTCACCGAGCCATTGAATGCCATTCTCAAGGCTGCCGGCTGGACGCTGCAACACGAAGAATCACTTTTTGATTGACAATATGTTGGTCGTCAGATAGACTAGGAGACGAGGTATAGCATGACAGATTTTTTCAAGTCGTTTATTAAAGAACTGGATAACGACGACACGATGGTTGCCAGTGAGGGACTGTCCGCAGCGGAGTTCACGGGATACATTGACACAGGGAGCTACATCGTTAATGCGGCGATGTCGGGCACCTTGTTTGGCGGCATTCCCAACAACAAGGCCGTCGTGCTCGCGGGCGACCCAGGAACGGGGAAAACATTCTTTGCGCTGGGCATCATCAAGAATTTCCTTGCCGCCGACAAGAAGGCGCGGATCTTCTACTTCGATACGGAGTCTGCTGTCACGAACCAGATGATGGAATCGCGAGGGATCGATACGAAGCGGGTCATCAAGTCTGAGCCAGAGAGCATTGAACGCTTCCGCACGGTCTCGATGAAGCTACTGGATGCGTATATCGCGCTCCCACAGAATGAGCGTTTCCCGCTTCTTATGGTGCTGGACAGCTTGTCTATGCTCCCAAGCAAGAAGGAAATTCAGGATATCACCGACGAGAAAGACACGCGCGATATGACCAAGGCGCAGCTTATCAAGGGTGCGTTCCGTGTTCTCCGTCTCAAATTGGCGAAAGCGAACGTTGGCTTAATCGTAACCAATCACGTTTATGCAGTAATCGGGTCTTATGTTCCAATGAAGGACATGGGCGGTGGCAGCGGTGCGAAGTATGCCGCAGATACGATTGTGTTTTTGTCGAAGAAGAATGAAAAGATCGATGACAAGGTTGCCGGTCAAATCATTCACGTCAAGATGGTCAAGTCCCGTCTCTCGCGGGAGCAGACGAAGATCGATACGCGCATCCTCTATGATGGGGGATTGGATAGATACTACGGACTATTGGACCTCGCCGAAGAAGCTGGATTGGTAAAGAAGGTCGCCAACAAATACGAATTCCCCAACGGAAAAAAGGCCTTTGAGAAAGCAATCCATGAGCACCCAGAACAATACTTCCTTAACGACTTCATCCAGCAACTTGACGAATTTGCAAAGCGCAAGTTTACCTATAATGCACCGATCGGGGGAGGTACGGACGATGCGACAACAAGTGAATCTGAATGATGAACCCGATATGTCGATCCTCAACTGCGTGTTGGGACGACTGATCAATGTTGAAACGTTCGCCCATCCTGTTCTGGCGTTGGAGATCAAACAAGGACCGTATGTGGGCGTGACGTTTTGGTATTCTGCATTCCATATCGACGGGCCGGGTGCCCCTGGTATCGACGGCACCGTACCAGTCAGGTTCGAAACGAAAATCTATGAGGCGCCCGAAGGCTTTGCGCCCGATGAAGCCTTCGATGAATTTTGTGGAGAACTGTTCTTTGCCTGGCTCACCTATATCCAGCAGAATGACATTGCTCCGCTCCTGAAAATGAAACCGGTGAATGGCATCCACTAAACATGATCCCACTAGAACGCACAATCCTCCGACAGCTTTTAGATGCACCCGACTACGCCTCCAAAGTGGTGCCGTATCTCAAGGTTGAATACTTTCATGGAGCGGAATCGTCAAACATCTACAAGCTCTATGCGGCATTCTATGAGAAGTTCAAGGTCGCGCCATCTGTGGCGGCGCTCCGTATTGGTCTGGATTCCATCAAAAGCCTCTCCGAGCAGGAAGCGAAGAATGCTCTAGATGCGCTCAAGGAAGTCGAGGGCGAACCCACATTAGCCAGCGACCAAGCTGAGTGGATGTCGCAGACGACCGAGGAATACGTGCAGGAGCGCGCCGTCTATTGCGCGTTGCAAGAAGCCATCAAACTGATGGATGACCCGAAGAAGGACAAGCACGCCATTCCTGACCTGATGAAGGACGCCCTGGCGGTGTCTTTCGATACTCACATCGGCCACGATTGGGATGTGGACGCCGAGAACCGGTGGGATTTTTACCACAAGCCCGAATTTCGTATTCCGTTTGACTTGGACGAACTGAACACCATCACGAAGGGTGGGGTGCCCAAGAAAACGCTCAACATTGTGCTCGCGGGCACCAACGTCGGCAAGTCACTATTTCTGGTGCACTTCGCCGCGTCGTGTGCGCGTATGGGAAAAAACGTCCTGTATATCACACTGGAAATGGCGGAAGGGTGGATCGCGCAACGTATCGATGCGAACATGATGGACCTCCCAATGGATGACGTTGCAGACATGCCACGAGATACCTATCTGCGCAAAATGAACATGCTTCGCCAAACGTCGTTGGGGAAGATCATGATCAAAGAATACCCCACCGCGTCAGGTCATGCGGGGCATTTTCGTGCGCTGATTCAAGAACTGCATCTCAAGAAAAACTTCAAGCCCGATGTGGTGATTGTGGATTATTTGACGATCTGTGCATCCTCTCGCGTGAAGCTCGGCAACAGCGTGAACTCCTACTTCTACAACAAGTTCATTGCCGAAGAATTGCGTGGTTTAGCGACAGAGTTTGATGTGCCCGTCTGGTCTGCGGCCCAGTTCAATCGTGAGGGCTTCGATGCATCGAACGGGAGTCTGGCAAACATTGGGGAGAGCTTTGCTATACCAATGACTGCGGACTTCATGTTTGCGTTGATCCAGACGGAAGAACTCGAAAAGGCTAACCAAATTGCGCTTCAACCTCTGAAGAATAGATATGCCAAGCGGAATAGCTTCCAACAGACGCTCATGGGGATTGATACCAGTCGAATGAAACTCTATGATTTGACCCCTGCGCAACGTGCTACAGGCGTGGCTATTGCGCTTCCGAATGCGACGGACCCGCACAATTCTAGTGGTTTACCATTTGGGAAACGCCAGCGGCGACCACTAAAACAGCTTCGTAAGGAGCATGAGGATGCGGAAAGCGAATAAATAGAAACGGGGGTTAACCTATGCGTGTAGACGCACTTCACCGGCGACTGATGACGGATGTGAAGCAATTACATGATGCCATCGCGCGCATATTCCCCGTAGAACTTCCTGCGGCCTATGAGAATCGCGCAGTGAACCTCCAAGCGTTTTTGAACCGGCTGAATACGCGGACTGCGGCGTTCGGGATTTTCAACCGAATCAAGCACGATGCCGAGCAGGAAAAGGGAACCGTTGTGAACTCTGCCTGGTGGTATGACAAGTCGGTCCTTCCTGTGTTTGGGAGTTCTGCCGATGTGCATATTCTGTGGCATGTGCATCCTGACGCACATCGCGTAACGTGGGGTAAGGCGGGCTGGAAGCGCCGGCGCTTCTATTACTGGCAGTTTATCATGCACGAATTGATTCATCGGTACCAAGACGTGCTTCGGAAGAAGTATCATGGACCCAAAGCAAATGCGTTGCAGTATGCCGCCACGTCACGAGCACACCAGGAACGCGAAGTCCAAGTCTATTTGGGAGACTATGACGAAGTGGAAACCTATGCGTTCATGACGGCGTTGGAAATCTTCTCATGGTGGCCCTTCATGACGGTCAATGAGGCGTGTGTCTGCGCACACCAATATACGGGACGGTACGTCACCCCAACGTTCAACTACTATACGGTCTGCTTCGATAAGCACGCACCCGCAGTGAAAACGTTCAAACGGAAGATCCGCGCGTGGCTGTCTCTCATGAAGGAGCACCACGCGACCTATGAAATGCTCCGACTTCCTCAATTGATATAAGGAACCGATGCCCACAGGATACAGAGAGTTTATTGACGAGTCGGCGGGGAAAAACAAGCATATCACACATCTAGAAGATGTGGTGGTTGATGATGGTGCGTCAGGCGCCCATTTTGCTTTGGGAACGCTGAAGGCGTTCGGGCGCATGTTAGACGGTGGCACCGTGTCGCGACAGCTCAACGTGAGTGTCAAATGGGATGGTGCACCGGCGATTGTATTTGGTCCTGACCCCGAAGATGGGCGGTTCTTTGTCGCGACGAAGCACGGGGCCTTCGGCAAGTCCCCACGTCTTGCCAAAACTCATGCGGAGGTTAATGCGTTCTATAGCAGCGGCCCCACCCAACCCCTGCATGTGGCGCTCGATGAACTGGCGCTACTTCACTCTCCCGTCGTCCTACAGGGCGATTTGCTCTTTGCTCCAGGTCGCACCAAGCTACAGGATATCGGAGGCGACTCCTACGTAACGTTCCAACCCAATACGATTCTCTATGCGGTAAATGTGGAGAGTAAGCTCGGACAACAGGTGCAGTCTGCGACCCTGGGTATCGTGATTCATACGTTCTACCAAGGCACGACCAAGAACCTTGCCGACTATCGTGCCGCCGGCATGTCCCCCTCAATTTTCTCACAACTCAAACTAACGAAACGAGTTCTCGCGCTCGATGCGGCTTACGATGACGTATCGGGGACCGCCACGTTCACGGATGAGGAAAGTGCGGACTTCACGCTTTCGCTTGCTCGTGTGGAGGCGTCCGCCGCGGCCGTCCCTCGGTCCGTGTATGATATGGTTCGCGAAGAACCACTACATACATTTGTGACAGAGTTTATGAATGCTCAGGTGCGCGTCGGGAAAACACAAATGACGGTGGACGACCTGCTTCTATTCATTGCCGCGGATAAAACCAAAGAGCTTGCCGCACGCAAAACACCTAAAGGTCAGGATAGCGCCCATCGTGTCTACGAAGCGGTGCTGACAGCGGTCCGCGAAGCAAAAGCTAAGTTGACCAATCTGTTCGATCTTCATGCCGCGATTATCTCTGCGAAGAATGTCGTTATTGCCAAGCTCGCGCAAGCGTCTCGGATTGGGACGTTCGTTCCAGCGGGAGACAGTCTCCGTGTGACGGGTCCCGAAGGCTTCGTCGCAGTCGCGCATTCTGGCAAAGCAGTCAAGTTAGTTGACCGATTAGAGTTTTCTCGGATTAACCTTACGACGGTCAAATCATGGCGGTAAGACTAAATACCGAGGAATACTATGGCAACGCCTAGAACTGCGGTAATTGTGTTTGGTAGAATGAACCCTCCAACCACAGGGCATGCCAAGCTCATTGAGTTGCTGAAAGCGACTGCGAAGCCGCTCAACGGGGATGTGATCGTGTTTGCGTCACCATCACGCGATCCCCAAAAGAATCCCTTGCCGTTTGGCGTCAAGGTATCGTTTTTGAAACGACTGTTTCGGGATGTGACGATCAACGCGAACGCGAGCGTGACGGGTCCGCTGGATGCCCTGGCCGCATGTTCGAAGTTGGGCTATCGTAGAGTGGTGATGGTGGTCGGAAGTGATCGACTCGCTAAGTTTGAATCGTTGCGCCCGTATGTGCGTCCCAAGTCATCCAAAGGGTTTGACAAGAGCAAGGACATTGATTTAGACCAGTATAGTGTGGTGCCGATTACACGCGATCCTGATAGCGAAGATCCTGTAGAGGGGATGTCCGCGAGCAAGATGCGCACCGTCGCCCAGCTAGGAAACTTTACGCTGTTCCGACAAGGGGTACCGACGAACGACAAGGATTTGGCACGACAATTGTATGATGCAACGCGACGACACATGGGAATCAAATAGATGGCAAACAAATACGGAATTCTTCGCGAGCATTTAACGACCCGAGCCGTCCGCCAATTGGATTTGTCGGAGAGTCGTGGACTGGAACCAGGAACGTGGGTTGAAGTCAAGCCGACGCCATCAGGACTGCGGGCGAGCTATCCCGCGGCGAATTGGATCACTCAAAACCGCGCCGTGCGACTCGCCGATTACGCGCCGAATACCAAAAGTCTGGACGTGATTGATGTTGAGTTCCGTGGTGGGGATGAGAGCATTTACGATTTCAATATTGCCCGTGTGCTGAAGTCGGTGGATCTGCTCAAGCCAGAGGGCAGTCTGTTAGAATCTGGACCTGAGACGGGGAAAGCGCATTGTGTGGACTGTGGAAATCGTTGGAGCACGTACCAGAACAAGCCTGGTGATACCATCAAGTGTCCCGAATGCAAGAGCACCGATGTAGAATTCCCACGTGGTTTGGCCGCGAGCCGTGTGCAAGAAGAAGCGGGTCAGGCAACGAAGGCATCAAAGCAGCCGTCGGAGCAAGACCGTCTGCGCACATCACAAGCGCAAGAACTTTTGCAGACGAAGCAACGTCAGCAGAGTGCTATGAACGCGGCGGCGCAGCGTGACCTTCAGAAGAAATCGCGGGACCAAGCGGCGAAGTTGAATAGACCGCAAGCGGAAGAAGTAGAAACACCCGACGCTAAGGATGATGTGGATGAAGATTCGTACCCTGCGGGACATCCCGTAAACAAGAGTATGGCGCGCGTTCGGGACCTCGCGCGCCTAGCCATTGCGGGTGCGAAGGCGCCAGCGAAGGTCACTAAGAAGTAATCTAACAGGAGAGCACAATGCCTATCGCAAATTCCAGCGTCGGACCAATCTACGGATGGCCATATCTCACAACCGATCCAAGTGTTGGCGCAGCCAACAGCGTTTTTGCCAACGAGTCTGGATGGATTCAACGGCACCCAGGTCCATCGGGACGCAAAAAGGATGAAATCCTTGTAGCGATTTCGCAGCTTGTGACGACGCTCAATGCGGCGCCGTTGCATTACTACACGGAAGTCGTCAATGCGACCATTTCCAACATCGATCCAGGCAACGTCGCATTCCGTCTCGTATTCAACCAGCCAGTCGTCGTGACGGGCACACCTGGATTGCTCGCGCTCGGCGCCGGCGGCCTCGCAAACAGCAACTTGATTTACAGCGCGGCCTTGAGCGACCCCACAGCAGGAAAGCTCGTGTTTGCCAACGGCGTGGCCAACGTGAACGTCTCTGTCTCGGGTACGAGCAAGTATACCGTGAACGCCACGTCCGTCTTTGGGGGCACCAGCGTGAACGCTGCGCTCGCGAATACGTCACAAACGGTGAGCACGGTCATCGCGACACAAGCTAACCTAACGGTCATCACCTACAAGCCGACGCTCACGGGCATCCTCGGGGGCTCTGCGGGCTCCAACGCGGCAAACTCGAACGTGGTATTCACGGTGCAATATAACGAAGCTGTTACGGTGACCTCAAACTCTACGGCACCAAGCATCGTTGCGATTTCCAACCACGGCGCCGGCGTTGCGAACCAGACCATTGTCTACAACTCCGCCGCCAGCAACACGACGAACGGAACCTTGGTCTTTAACAAGGCGTCCGTGGATATCAGCAGCGTCAACGCGGGCTACATCGTTTTCACCATCAATTCGACTTCCACGCTTGTGGGCTTCCCATTGATTGTGGGGACGGATGATGCGAACGTCGCACAGAACACGCTTAACGGTATCGCGAACACACAGGCCTTCTAATCATGAGTAAGCTCACTGTTGAACAGGCCGCGCTCGCGGCATACTTGCACCTCCCGACTGGGTTGGTGGAAACCATCACTGAAGGTTTCCCTCCACCCAAGTCTGGTGCCAAGAAGCCCCCGTTCGGTGGTCAGAAAAAGCAAATCAAAGAATTTCCATTCGGCGGCGACCAAGCAGAGAAGCCTGGACAGGGCGGGTCGATGTCTGGTCTCGCCGGTGCTACGTCTGGTCAACAGCCGATCATGGGCGATCAAGCGGCCCAACACATGCAGCAACAGCAGGTGGATAAGGAACGCGCCGAAATGGTGCAGGCGCAACAGCGAAACGCGGAAGATGAGAAGGAACGTAAGCATTTGAAGCAGCTACGAATCAAGGCCGAGAAGGCAGTCTCCGACGACTTGAACGACAAGTATGCGGACAAGGACGACCAGGTCGAGTTCTATCCGAGAATGGAGAGCTTCACCGCGTTTGCCAGCGGGTCCCGTCTGTCAGAATCCGATGAGCGCATTGCTTACGTGTGCTTAGAGTGTGGAAAGAAGTGGAGATCGGCGCACCCGTCGCCAGGCGCATGTCCTAAGTGCCACGGCTCAGACATTGAACTGTCTGAAGAAACGGTAGACGGTCACTACATTTCTCACTCAACGGCCTGCGACTCGCAGGATGGTGGTAAATGCACTTGTGGTGCTCGCGCACGTTTTGACAAAGAACAGAAAGCGAAGCGACCACTGAAAGAAGTTGTGGTCCATCCTGAAGATGATGACCGTATCACCTGCCCGCACTGCCATCGGAAATTCAAAGGATTTCGTGGAACAACGATGCAGTGGTGCCCTCATTGCAAGCAGGATGTCGTAGAATCCGTGAAAAGTTTTTCGGGTTATGTGACAGAGGCTTACGCATCGAAGTGGACAGAAGAACAACTCTACAAGATTTGGAAGTTCTGCGACAAGTACAAGAACGAGGACAAGAAAGAATACGCGCTCCGTTGCTACGAAATTATCAAGAGCAATGGCCCCGAAGGATTTCAACGAGCGGGCGACCTCGGGTATGCCAAAGAACCCAAGGGTCTTGGCTACATGGCGAAGCAAGCCGTCCGTTCGGATATGCGCGAGATCGTCTCGAAGGTGCTCAAGGAAGAAATTGATGACAAGGGTGATTACTACGGTGACGCCAAGAAGCAGTCGCAGACATACAAGTGTTCGGCGTGTGGCGTAGAAATTAACCGCATTCAAGCCTTGACCCATGCGGAACGCCTTTGTAAGGCGTGTGCGCGAAAACACGCGATGCCGCGTCTTAAAGAAGATGCGACAGGAGAGCCATCCACGGAAGCATCCACGATGGGGTTTCCACCTGGTCGCTGGCCCGCCGAATGCCAATACAAAGGTTGCCGCTTCGTGTTCTTTCGATTCAAACGCGATGATGACGGCGATATTCAATGGGGAGAATACCACAATGCAGGAGCCTTCAAGGATTGTGGTCGTGTTCTGACAATCTATAATGACTAAGGTGTATTGCGATATGGACGGGGTGCTTGCTGATTTTGCGACTGCTGCCGGCGACTTCTTCGGAATAGACTTCAACAAGGGGTTTGTCAAGGTCGAGAATGTGGAGTGGGCGCGACTGAAAGAGGAATGGCCGACGTTTTGGCTGGACCTGGATGTGCTCCCTTATGCGATGGATTTGTGGCGTGGCATTCACCCGTGGAACCCGTCGCTCCTGACCGCGACTCCTGATGGTTGGCGTTCGGCTGGCACAGGGAAGGAGCTTTGGGCGAAACGGCATCTTCCAAAGTTTGGATATCACCCACAGCAGAAAGTTCATGCGGTGCGGCGTTCGGAAAAGAAGAACTTTGCCAAATCCGATGGTCAACCGAATGTGTTGATCGATGATTTGGAGAAAAATATTTCTGAATGGGAACGAGCGGGTGGCATTGGCGTGCTCTATACGCCTTCGCGTTCTGCGATACAGACGGTCGTAGATACGCTTCAGAGTGTCGTCTAACTAGAAGTGAACTTGATATTTTTTCTAACCGTGGAGGTTAACGATGAGCGACATTAAGACCAAACAACAAGCACTAGCGGATGCAGGATTTGTGACTGCTGAAGAAACGTCGGACCTGCATGTGACGATAGATATCGCCACTATCGACAAGCAAATTGCCGAGCACGAATCGCAATTCAATGCGCTCGCCCAACAGTTGACCACGTTGGAAGGCGAATTCGGTCAGAAACGTGACTGGGCGCACAAAACGTTGAGCGAATTGCGTGGAGCGATTTACGCTCTGCGTGGATTGAAAGAAACGGTCGCGCCGGCGCCCGTTCCTGCTGAGGCTTCCGTAGCTGAGTAACCAATATGGCCGATAAGAAAACGACGCAGTTTACCGAACAGGTCACCGCCTTCACGGGCGCTGACCTGGTCCCAACTATCGCGAATACCGCGGGCACACCAGAAAATCGTAAGGTCCAGATCAAGAACTTCTTGCAATGGACTGTGGATTTTCCACAGACGACGTTCTCGTTGGTGAAGCTCACGTCCAACGTGGCAGCCAATGGGACTTCGGCGACCTTGGCTGGTGCAGAGTTCATTCTCCAAGCGAACAGCGCGTCGTCGTTCACCACACGCGACCGTCTTGGACTGATTGTGCGCAATCGTATCCAGAACGGGAATAGCAATATCACGGGTCAATTCGCGGGACTGATGGTCCAGATTGACACGGGCAATTCAAATTGCGTGGCGGCCAATACATACGGTGTCGTGATCGATCATACACTCAACACGAGCGTAGCGTCTACACGCACCGTGTCTCCGTATGCGTTCATCGCCGTCAAGGATAAGCCAGGCACGGGCGGTGCCGCGACAACGTATCTATTGGATATTGGCGCCCAGGGCAACACGGTGAGTGCGGATGCGGCAAACAACAATCTCACCGTCATGTATTCCAAAACGGGTACCCAACCAGCCACACACATGGTGCGTTGCCGTATCAATGGTGCGGACGTATGGCTGTTGGCAAGTAATACTGGCCCAGCCTAAGAAGAAAGCTGATGATGTTTGATGATGTGAATGCGAAAAATGCGTTGCTCTATGCGATGAAGGAATACGACAATCCTCAATGCTTGAGCACCGCGGAGTTCAACGAGGATTACAAGCGTTTCAAATATGTGAAGCGCCTGTGTCGTCGGTATACGACGACGGGACACATCAGCGAGCGTTTGATGCTGAACCATTTGATTCTTTTGATGAATGTGTTTGGAGTTCAAGCGACCGTGCGGTTGCTGTTTCTGAAATGTGAAGATGTGGCGTCACACCAGGTGCTCAAGACGTTTCTGGTCTATCTGAATGTGCTTCCTGAATTAGTATGTGGCGTGGGTGGGACGGATATTCAAATGACGCGGATACCGTTCGATCCGCACTTGTGGAATATGCTTCATGCACTTTAAGGACGGCTATGACGAAGGACAGACAACTTGCTCGCACGCTCCGCATTCAAGTGCAGGAGTCGCAATTTGATGACCTTCTAGGCCACGTCACAGGCGTGAAGGTGGGTAGTTGCCCGAAGAAATCCCTCAAAGAAGTCACCTCTGACCAGGATGTCTATCCTGACTATTCGTATTTCACCAAAGACGAATTGAAGCAGCGCATCAAAGTCATCAAGGCGCGCGGAAGCAAACGCGACCAATACGAAATCCCCCGCATTCAACACGTCATCGCACATCTGGACGAAGACGCGACCATCGTTGGTACCGTCGCGAAGGATGATATCGAAAAGGCCGCAGAAAAAGTCCACGACAAGTGGATGGCGAACCAAAAGGCGTCGGGGCACACGTCGCATAAGAGTCCCGATGGAAAAGAAGAATACATGGTCCCGTATGACAAGCTCTCTGAGCCGTCAAAGAAGCTGGATCGTGATGCCGCAAAAGCCGTGCTGTCGGCCTTGAAGGAAGCCAAGAACCTCAAAGAAGACGGCGCTGCATCATCCGTGGGCGGCGGAGGCATTGCGGGTATTGGTGTGAACCAGAGCGGACAACCCAGCACTGACAAGTTTGCTCAACCTGGTGTGCAGCCGCGCAAGAAGCTGGAAGCTGAAGGTACGTTCGCTGGTGCCGATGTGTTCAAAGTGAACATGGACAAGATCATGAGTGCGCGGTTTGCACCAAAGAATCCCCGTCATCGCTATGCCAAGTATATTGGCACTGATGAGGATGCTGAAGACATTCGCGCTCACGCTCGCGGCACGCGCCGCGATGTCATCCTCCAAGACAAAGCGACGGGGGTCATGCAATACCTCCGTCAACGGAAAAAGTAATGCACGGCTTTAGTGCAGTGTTTGGGGCCCTCATTGGGTTCCTGGCATCCATGGCACCCCAAGTGTGGGACTTGATCTTTGCACATTTTGGTCCGCCCCCGCCTGATGAGACCGCGAAGTATACACTACTCCAATCGCAGCAGGATACGATTGCGAAACAGCAGGATACGATTGCGAAACTGACCGCCAATGTGCGGTATCCCATTCTCAACACCGTGCTGAAATGTCTCCAAACATCCGTGCGTCCGATTGTGACGTATTCGATTTTCATTGTGTGGGCGGCAATCAAGCTCGCTGCACTCCATCATGGCATGGTCGTCGAACATGCGCCGGTTGTGTCGCTTCTCCCGATGATATGGGACGAGGATTCTGAGGCGCTATTCGCCACAATCATTTGCTTCTGGTTTGGGTCCAGACAGATGAGCACCCATAACGCTAAAAAGAAGTAACATGGCCAAAAAGACCACTCAAGCGCAAGCGAACGAAATCTGCCACCAATTTGACACCTCCGTAGGACGGTTTGCGGATGCGATTGCAGAGATGACCTCGCATGTCGCCGTTCACTCAGAACGTCTTGATACGATTGATGAATCATTTGCAAAATTGGACCGCCGACACGACCAGCTACTTGCACGCATTGACGAGCATACGCGCGAAGAACAAAAAGATATGCACGCAAGTGCAGAGAAGGTCGTCCAACAGAATAAAGAGTTGGCGGCGCATTTTGAAACGATCATTGCGGACTGGAAACAAGAGGGAAAAGTCGAATACGCAGGGATCGCCCGTCGTCTGACGAGCTTGGAGAAATGGCGGAATTTGATTCTAGGTGGGTGCGCAGTGCTCGCATTGGCCTTGGAACTCGCTCACCTTTGGGCGGAATGGCACACCGTCGGTGGAGCATTGCTGAAGCCGTAACCGATGCTTGTGTTTTTATGTGTCCTGTGATACACTTTGGGAATGCGCATTCTCTCCTTCCGTTATCGTAGAAATCCCCAGGCCTAATCATGTCTCTTTGGTTAGAGGAAAAGTACCTGCGGTTCCTGGCGCCGCAACTGAACCGATTCGCTCAAAAGAACCGTCATACTTGGAATTTCCGTTGTCCGCTCTGCGGGGATAGCGAAGTGAAAAAGACGAAGGCGCGTGGATACATCTTTGCCAAACAGCAGATGTTGATGTTCAAATGCCACAATTGTGACATTGCTTTGCCATTTGTCGCCCTTCTACGTCGGATGTCGCCTCGTTTGTATGATGAAATGCTCCTAGAGCAGATGCGCGAGGCGCCGAAAGCGATAGAAGCACCCCCAATCGTGCTAGAATCGCCTGTGAGCGACGATCTGCGGGGTGCCCATGTCTTTCCCCTGAATCCGCTCGCTTCGCTTCCAGCCCCGCTCAGCGTCGTTTGGAACTACGTGGTGCGGCGCCTGATCGGTGTTAGCGCAATGAAGCGTTTGTATGCCACGGTGCACGCGCGGACGTGGTTAGCTCCGCTCGTCGGAATGGAGAAGGCCGGTCGGGTGATTGACAATGAGCCATACTTGGTAATGCCAATGACGCTGCCGAATGGAGAATGGTTCGGTGCACAATTGCGGATGATCGGACGAAAAGAATACATCACGTTCCGTTGGTCACATGCGCCGCTGAAGGCCTTTGGTTTAGATCACCTGAAGCCCACCGAAAACATATGGATCGTGGAAGGTCCGCTGGACTCGCTTTTTGTTCCAAATGCCCTCGCAATTTTGGGGTCTGACCTGATGGGCGGCGTCAGGGTTTTGGAAGATGCGGGCGTTCTACATACAAACACACCTCGTACTTACGTGTGGGATTGTGAAAAGCGTAATCGCCAAATCCTTAACAATATGGAAGTGGTGATTATGTTGAACCAGTCGATAGTGATTTGGCCAAAAGGATTTCAGCACAAAGATGTTAATGATGCAGTGCTCGCCGGAATAGATGTGGTAACATTGTTGCAACAACGCACGTTTACTGGATTAAGGGCACAATTGGAATTTGCTGAATGGAAGAAATGAGCGAGCGTCGTTCGTCCATAGAAAGATGAAGGGCATATATATTCTCCTATGTGTATCTGCAACCTATCCATAAATGGGACATTTGTATGAATAATGAAGTGAAGTTACTCGACCATGGATATTTGAAAGTGATTGAAACCTGGGGCTCCGATGCACGCATTGTGGAAGCGGCGCGCATGAGCACCAACAAAGGTTTTGAAGGCTGGGGACCCATTACCAAACAGGTGCGTCAGTGTCGGAATTGCAGAATCCGCGACGACGAACCAGGTGGACAAGACACGGACATTTGTCCCGTCACACAGGCCTGGGACGCGGTGTTCGACAATGCACACCACCACTGGTATACACGGCCGACTGACATCCAAGTGCCTGGTGATGAAAAGCTGCTGAAGTTTCTATGGGATCACAAGCACGCGACCCCCTTTGAAATGGCGGGGATGATCATTGAAGTGCAGGCACCCATTGTCGTCTTTCGTGAATGGCATCGCCATCGCACCCAGTCGTATAATGAAATGTCTGGACGCTACACCAAGCTCCCCGACCTGTATTATGTGCCCTCCATCGACCGTCTGATGAACGCAAAACAGGCGACCGCGAACAAGCAAAGCAGCGTGGCGGGATTTTCGGAACTCGACGCCATCCAACTGCAAAATTCTTTTGAAACCATGTACCACGCCTCACGCGATGCCTACGAACAACTGCTCAGCCAAGGGGTGGCGCGGGAAGTCGCGCGCCTGGTGTTGCCCGTCGCACAATACTCGCGGATGCGGGCCAGCGCCAATCTTCGGAACTGGCTTGCATTTCTCACGCTCCGCATGGACCCTGCCGCGCAGTGGGAAATCCGTCAGTATGCGAATGCACTTGGTGATTGTATCCATGAGGCGTTTCCGCGCACATGGGATCTGTTTCAACCCTCACGATAACTCGGAGATAGTATGCCGCTTACCCCATCAACGGAGATGTCTTTGTATTCCACATTCATTCACCAAAGTCGCTATGCGCGTTGGTTGGGAGACGAACAACGTCGGGAAACCTGGAGCGAAACCGTGCGCCGCTATTTTGATTTCTTCCAGGTGCACCTCAAAGAGAAACATGGATACACGATTCCAAAGGATGCCCGTCTGAAACTTGAAACTCTGGTGCTCGCTCGCGAGGTCATGCCATCGATGCGTGCCTTGATGACTGCGGGACCTGCATTGGAACGCGAGAATATGGCCGGGTTCAACTGTTCCTATGTGGCGATTGACCGCCCGACTGCGTTTGACGAGGTGCTCTATATTCTCATGAATGGGACGGGTGTTGGGTATTCCGTTGAAAGCAAGTATGTGTCCAAGCTCCCTGTGATTGCGGAACAGTTTCAAAAAACAGAAACGACGATTGTGGTGCCCGACAGTAAGCTCGGTTGGGCGAAAGCCGCCCGTGAATTGATTGCTTTGCTGTATGCGGGACAAATTCCCTCATGGGATGTGAGCAAGCTCCGGCCTGCGGGTGCGGTGCTCAAGACCTTTGGGGGACGTGCATCGGGACCCGATCCTTTGGTGGGATTGTTTCAATTCGCCAGCGCGTTGTTCCAGCGGAATGCCGGCAAGCGATTGTCCACGTTGGATTGCCATGATTTGGTCTGCAAAGTCGCGGATACTATCGTCGTCGGTGGTGTGCGCCGGTCGGCTCTGATTGCCCTATCGGATCTCAATGATGATTTGATGCGCAGTGCCAAAAGTGGACGATGGTGGGATGAAAATCCTCAACGTGCGCTGGCGAACATTTCCTATGTCGCCGATGCGCGTCCGAAGGCAGGATTGTTCATGAAGGAATGGTTGTCCTTGTATGAATCGCGTTCGGGCGAACGCGGCATTTTCTCGCGTCTTGCCGCCCGCACGCAATGTGCTGCGACGGGACGACGTGATCCCGACCATGAATGGGGTACCAATCCGTGCTCGGAAATCATTCTCCGCAGTCGCCAGGTGTGCAATCTCACTGAGGTCGTCGTGCGCGCCCATGACACCGAAGAAACGCTCCGAGATAAAGTCGAAGCGGCGACGGTGTTGGGTACCTGGCAAGCGACCTTGACCGACTTTCGTTTCCTTCCTGCTGCATGGGCAAAGAATACCGAAGAAGAACGACTCTTGGGTGTTTCGCTGACCGGCATTTGGGATTGTCCATTGACGTGGTATGCGTCCTTCGCTCCACACAATCAAGGTCTCGGCGCATTGCTGGAAACACTCAAGACTCATGCAGTGGACACCAACAAGGCCCTCGCCAAGAAACTGGGCATCAACCAGTCCGCCGCAATTACGTGTGTGAAGCCAAGCGGCACGGTGAGCCAGCTTGTCGAATGTGCCTCGGGTATCCACCCACGTCATAGTGAGTATTACATTCGCACCGTGCGTCTTGATAAGAAAGATCCGATGTGCCAATTCATGATCGATCAGGGCTTCGCGCACGAGGATGAAGTGCTGCATCCCAATCAGACCATGGTCTTTTCGTTTCCGCAGAAATCTCCTGATGGTGCGGTCACAAAGGATGCGCTCTCGCCCGTGGACCATTTGGAAATGTGGCGCACGTATCAGAATCACTGGTGCGAGCACAAGCCGAGTGTCACGATCAGCGTGAAAGAACACGAATGGCTCGGTGTGGGCGATTGGGTCTATCGCAACTATGAGCAGATTTCGGGGATCTCCTTTCTGCCAGCATCCGACCATGTTTACCAACAGGCGCCATACCAAGAATGTGATGCAGCTACATATGAGAAGCGGCTTGCGGAGATGCCTACGTCGGTGAATTGGCATAAGCTCTGTGATTACGAGAAAACGGATCAGACATTAGGAACGCAGGAGCTTTCGTGTTCTGCGGGTGTCTGCGAACTCCCATAAAGGATACTATGGCAGAAACACAGCATCGGCTGACGACGGAATGCACAGAATGTGGCACGACATTTACGGTACGCTCTGTGACGACAGAATCGGTGCAATTTTGCCCATTCTGCGGCGACAATCTCCCGCTCGCGTTCAATGATTTTAATGGCGCACCATCGCTAGAAGAAGATGATCTCGATGAGGAGGATCTTGAAGGGTTCAATACGGACGACGACGAGTAGGCGGTGCCTAGCAATTGGCGCCTCGCCATTGAGGCCGCAGGAAAGATGAGGGAGTGGGATGAAGTTATCCATCGGTTGCGATTATTCCATGAGTTGCCCAGCGGTGTGCGTCTACGAGCCGACGAACCCCCAATTTTGGTACGCTCATGCCGAGAAGGATGCGAGCTTTGTCAACGTGACGCACTCGGAGATCCCCGCTGAAGCCGTCGTCGCTCGCGCAGGAACCATGGCATGGAATCTCATTGAATGGTTATTGGACTTCAATCCGACCGAACTCTACATCGAAGATTATGCGTTCGCTGCCACGGGACGAGTGTTCCACATTGGCGAACATGCGGGCATTCTAAAATACGTCTTGCAACAAAATAGTATTGCCGTGCGCGTGGTGCCCCCGACGGTAATCAAAAAGTTCGCCACCGGTAAAGGTAACGCGGACAAGGAGAAGATGACAAATGCGTTTTTGGTAGATTATCCCCCTGCACGAACCTGGGTGCTGCACTTCTTTCCCCGCTACAAAGATGGCGCACTCTTGGCCAAATCCCCATTGGCCGACTTGGCAGATGCTTACTGGTTAGCAAAGTACGCCTACTCACTTTAGGCTTTACTTAACCAGCTCAGTCTGCTACACTTAAACCTTAACTGAAAGGAGAATACAATGCGTTTATTTGCGCGTTGCGTCCTTGCTATTGCTTTGGTCGTTTCATCATATACGTCCGTGGATGCGAAAACCACTCGACCTGTGAAGAAACCCGCAGTAGCGGCGCCTATTCTACCACGAACGAAGATTGATGTGTTGGGTCATTTGATTCCCGATATTCATGCGTCGGCGGCCGTCGTTGTGAACCCTGAAACAGATGAAGTGCTATGGGAGCAGGATGCCGATGTGTCTCGCTCTATTGCGAGCATCACGAAGATCATGACGGCCGAAGTGGTGCAAGAGAATGATATAGACCCCGACACCCTGGTGACCATTACCCCTGCGGACGTGCGAAATGCGTCTCATACGTTCCTACGCGCACAAGACCGCATCACCGTGCGAGACTTACTGCACCTCATGCTCGTGGCGTCAGATAACGTGGCGGCGCGTGCGCTCGCTCGCACATCACCACAAGGCGCGGTGGGATTTGTGGAACGTATGAACGACAAGGCCTTTGAGATGGGATTGTTTCAAACGACCTATGTGGACCCATCGGGTCTGTTGGTGGGGAATGTGTCCACCGCTCGCGACATGGCGCGTCTACTCATGTACGTTCTTGAGGATGACGAACTTACGGAGATCATGCAGGAGCCCGTTCATACCGTGCGAATTGGCAAACGACTTGTGTCGGCGCCCTCGACGGATCGTCTTTTGGGCAAGCTGAATATTGTCGCCGCCAAGACGGGCTTCATCAACCAATCGGGATTTTGTATTGCCACGGTTGTGCGCTTGGAGTCGGGCCGCAATATCGTCATCGTCGTCTTGGGCGCGCGAACAAATGCCGACCGGTTCCTTGAAGTGCAGAACATCTACAAGTGGGTGGAATTGCAGCGGGTGACGGAAGTCCCAACGGCCTGTGGTCCCTATCCTGATGAGGTGAGCCCGCAGGGGAAGGCCTTTATCAAATGGCATGAGGGCTTCTGGAGCCGTGCGTATCGTGACTCGGGTGGCTATGCAATTGGCTACGGAATGCACTCATGGAAGGGCAAGCGGGTCACCGCCACCTACCCCAAGCTCGTAACCGTTGCCGAAGCCGACGAAGAATTTGATCGGCAACTGCGTGTCTATCAGGATATCGTTGAAGCGAACGTTTGTGGAACGCTGAATCAATCGGCGTATGACGCGCTGGTGAGTGTGGCGTGGAACCTGGGTCGCGTCAATACGGTGATTATTGCTAAATACGCGCAGCAAGGCATTCTATCCGTGCAGGATTTTACGAGCACGGCGACGGTACACAATCGTCCAAATTGGTCGCTTCAAGCTCGACGTATCCGAGAATTTCTGTTCTTCAGTGGCGACTATAATGCCGCGATGGACACACATGTGCGCAACGCTCATGATGTGCAACGGCTCTTGTATGGTGTGCGCTTTCTGAGGATTGACATTTCCCTTATGAACTAGCGAGGTTCCGCATGGTCCAACCAACGAAACTTGAAGCCATGTTGCTCCATCTACTCCACAAGCCTGGTCCGTCAGGGCGCCCCTGGGTGTCTGTCACTGTGCCAGGATATCCAAAGTTTACGAGAGACGACGTAGAACACGAACTATACCAAGCCAAACGTCATTGGTATAGTTGGATACTTGGTGACCAGCGTCCCAAAAATAAACCTTGACTTCCGACTGGTATTTTGTTATACTTGTAGTGTTGCATAAGTAGATGACAATCCCCTTACAGCAGACCGGCCAATTTGCGTTGACCGACGCGGCTGTCGCCCAGATTTTGAAGCGTAACGCCCTGAATACAAACGGCTTACGTATCTCAATCAAGGGCGGCGGCTGTTCAGGCTTGACATATGTGTTCGGATGGAGTATAATTGCTCCTGACGATGAGACGTTTGAGCGTAATGGTGCTTGCGTGTTCATTGACCGAAAGAGTTTTGTGTTCTTGCGCGGGACAGTGTTGGATTACGATGACAACCTGCTTGTGCGGAACTTCGTGCTTCGCAACCCAAACGTGGTATCTACGTGCGGTTGCGGAGCATCGTTTGGAGTGTAGTGCTGGTGGCAAAATCTACTCATTAGGGTAGAGCCCAGCCGTCGGGTTAATACCAGTGGGAGTTGATACCCACAACGGACGGTCAGCACATTTTGGGCGCGTGATGTAACGGGAGCTTGGCTGGTTTGCACCCAGTATGTGAGAGTTCGATTCTCTCCGTGTCCACCAAGTAGTCTGAGGCATGGGTTCGAATCCCATACGGGCCACAACAACAACTGGGCGGCGCCCAGGGCCCGTTGGTGTCAGGGGTAGCATCCAGGCGTCGATATTTCGGCATGGGAGCGATCCCTACCTTGCTCCGTTTTTGGGTTTGGGCGCGAGGGACAGTGAAAACCCTTTTTGATTATGGCGAACATCTTTTTCATCAGTGATACCCACTTCGGACAAGAGAGTATCATCCATTTTCTGCGACCCGATGGGACCCCGATGCGCCCTTTCGCGAATGCGGACGAGATGGACGAGGCGTTAATTGCGAACTGGAACGCGGTGGTCCGTCCGCAAGACCATGTGTACCATTTGGGTGATGTCGCGATGAAGCGGAAGCTGATTCCGCTGATTGGCCGATGTAATGGGCACAAGCGGCTGTTGACAGGGAATCATGACATTTTCGACACCAAGAAAGACTATCTTCCGTGGTTTGAGAAGATTTACGGTACGCGATACATAGGGAACTTGCTCCTGTCGCACTACCCAATCGATAAGGGTAGCTTGAAGCCGGAGTGGACGAATGTCCACGGACATACGCACGCGAATGAGCCAATGTTCGGCATTGACGGGCGTTTGGGACCACGATACTTGAACATCTCTTGTGAGTGGACGAACTACACACCCATCGCGTTTGAGGAAGTTTTGGGGCTGGTCGAGTTGCAGAAACGACGTGCTAATATTCTAGCGACTGCGGATAAATAACGCTAGAATATTAGCACATGCCCTACAAGAATCATGAGGACCAGCTTG